AGTTTGAACCATGTATGGGTTGCGACCACGCTGCGAGTTGCCACGTGCCGCTTGGAGTGTATTATCACCTAGTGCCATAATTCAATCTCCTCTACAGCAAGCAGTATTTGGCGTTAACAAGAGCTTCAGGACGAAGAATCTTGCGACCATACAGATGCATACCACGAACGATGTCAGCGAAGCTGTCAGGGTCACGATATGTTTCAGTCTTGTTGATTTGGTCAGCAGTAGCAACCGCTGAAGAATGACCAGCAACAATCATGCCAAAGTTATTAGCGTTAGTTCCACCTGTAGTAGATGGACCTGTACCAATAGAAGGCAGGTTGTTAGAAACATGGACTTTAAAGCCATGCAGGTTATTCAAAATCAAACCGTTTTGTAGACCAGCACCACCGAAGTCTGAATCAAACAAACGTGAGTCTTCGTCTTTCAGCAGTTCAACAAACACTGGGTCAACTACCAACCAACGACCTTGTGAGTCCACGTTTTGCAGGTCGAGTTGACGACCCATACGTGCAATCACTGTCAGTGGGTTAGCAACACCAGCACCAGTAGGAACAGCTTCAGATGCGCGAGGCTTCAAGCCCACACAGTTAGCAGCATTACCAGCATTAAAGTCAGATGCATTCAACTTCATTGAAGCCAAAAGTTCATCTGTACCTGCTGTTGGTACTGAAACAGTACCGTTAACAATGTTGTTAACTACGTTAGCGTTACCGCTAATTGCAGCTTGTTTGAAACCAGTCAAGTAACCCAGTACGTCTGCGTCAAACTGGTCGGACAAGCGGTATGCAGCACGGTTGCTTGAGAGAGACTCAAAGTTTACGTGCGAATGTGCTTCTTCAATGTCGTCAACTTTAAATGCAAAGTAGTTTGCTTTGTCAACGGTCAGTGTGAAGTCTTCATCGTCAAGGTCTTGCGGCGTGATTGTAGTACCACGTTCGTATGCCTTAACAGTGATTTCGGGTTCTTTAATGATTTTAACTGAATCACCAAAGTTTGCGATTTCACCAAAGTAGTCGTTATTCGTAATTGCGTCACAAACAGCGGCCTTGCGGAATGCAAGCTGCACCTGTTTGGAGTAAATTACTGGGCTAAAATTACCATTAGGTAAGTTGTTGTAACCCGCTGCTCTTGGGAAAGCCATAATCCATCTCCTATTGTTTTGGATTGTACAGATGCAAACAGTACAATTCTTTGCAGAGGCTGTCTAACGTAGGGTGTATCTTATACAAGGGTTGCAACCAATGTACTCAATAGGCCATGCTAATCAGGTAATCTTTAAGATTTTTGTCGTTTGCGGATTGACAATGTAAACAAGTAGCTAACCCGTTTACATCATACATGACTATAGTTATACTTATAAATAAGTACTTGTCAACTCTTTTTTATCGTGCAGAGCCAGATAAATCGTAGATAAACTTACCACTACGGATAGCATCCATGATTTCATCTGCGTGTTTCTCATACTCTTGTGTAGACATTTTGTCTACATCTGACTCTTTAAGGTATGTAGACGCTTCATCACTTTGCGGCTTGCTTCTTTTATTCTTTGTCGAAACCGCTTCTGCTGCACTCTTATTGCTCTTGCTCTTAGTTTCTTTGCCAATGCCTCTATCTGCTTTGTAGAGGTCAATTGCTCTTGCTGCTGAACGTGCGTCATTATCATTCTCGTACAGTGCGTCCTGTACCCACTTAGGTTGTTCTTCTGCCCACTCGTGGAAGTCATCACTGTCACGAATGTCATCAAAGTCTGGATGCATCTGCATTAATGCTGCTTCTGCTTTTTCTTTCGTAGCTGAGTTTTGCAACTCATCAATTGCTTTAAGACGTTCTTCAAGAGCAGTTGATTGCTCACGTGCTTTCTTCATTGCAATTGTTTCAACGATAGCTGCTACATCAGGATACTCTGTTGCCCATGTCTCAATGTCCTCATCGGACTTAGGCAACTTCATTTCTTTCTTAGTAGCACTTTCCAGTTGACTTTTAAGCGCAGCTAGTTCAGTCTTAAATTCTTCTGCCTGTTTCTGTTGATGTCGGCGTAGGTCAGAGTAACGCTTCTTAAATGTTTTTTCTTCTGCGCTAGTAGGTTCAGCTTCTACTTCCTCTACTTCTTCTTCACCTTCACGTGCCTTCATCAATTCTTCTAGTTCTTCCTCATCACGCTTTACTCGTTCTTCTTGCGTGTAAGGTTTATTTACAAATGCTGCCTTTGGTGTTGACTGCATTTCTTCTGCCATGATTGTATCGTTCATTGTATTCTCCTTGTTGGGGCCACCGTAGCCACACTGTCGGGCGCGGGGGATGAGTAGCCAACGAATTAGGTCTTATGATTTAGAGGCTAGACCTTTACCTCGTTTAGCTAGAGGTAACATAAAGTTACCCATAGCTGAAACAAAACCCATACCGAATACTTTTTTTAGTATCTCTCTTTCTGGGCCTGTCATTACTTTACGAATGATTTCTTTTTCTTTGTCTGATAATTTTGCATACGCATCATATGCTTGTTGCAAATCTATTTCCATTATACACTCTTTCCATTATAAAGTACAGAATAATCTTTCTGTTTTACAAACTTACCAATGCCATAACATATAGCTTCACCTACAGTTTTAATTAACTTACCTGTAATTGTAGACTTAGGATAAACAACAGGGTCAATAATATGTGCAATCTCTTCTGCACGTTTTACTGCAAGATATTTAGATATGTTACAGACTAAGTTATTTTTTCGGATAAGTGGAACCATAGGAATAGCCCAATAATGGTAGCCTCTAACTGTAGTTTCTGATAGATTTCTTTTTGTGTAGTACATATCCATTTTATATAGTTCTTCTGACAGCTTACCTTGACTGTGTAATTCTGTACAAATAACACGACTGTCTGAACCGCCATCACCGCCACCGTTATTAACTTCACCACCAGAGGTAACATAACGAGGTGAACCATCAGGATTTTCTCCACTAGTTACATTTTTACCACTGCTATCTGTTACTGCTTTTGCTTCTGGGTTTCCAGTTTGTTGTCTTACGTTCTCATCAGCAGCAGTTTTATTACGTGCGGCAGACGCTGCACGTGATGGACTATAACCTTGTGATTCATATCTAGCTTGATGACCTGCAGTCTCTTCATTTCTAGCTGTATCTATAACTGGACCTGAATCAGCAATACCTGCAGGGTCATCTGCCATTCTATCACGGCGTGTTGTAGTTGGAAGTGTTTTTCCTGCAAAGGCTTCTGAACCATAAAATCTTGCCCTAGATTCTCCCGGTGATATACCTAATTTAGAAACTTCTGCACGGTCTGTTCCGTAAGTTACAGGTTTACCTTCTAACTTTTCTAACATATAGTTTGCAGCTTGTTGTTCTATTGCATCAGTTGCAGCATCTCCTGAAGAACCAGCAAATGTAACAGTATTAGTAGGAGTTGCTGGCCCAGTCTTAGCATAGTCTTCACCCGGCTTTGCAAAAGTTATTTCTCTAGGTTCTCCTGACATAATAGCATTTAAGTAATCTTTTCTTTGATTACCTGCAAGTCCTAAATCTTGCATTCTTGTATTTAAATCTTTAACTTTACTAGCTACATCTTCACTGCGACCAATACGCCCTGCTATAGCATCTGTCTCACCTGTAACTGTAGCTGTTTTAACACGAGCAGATTCTATTTTATCTTGTAAAAATTTATCAGCTTCTGCGCCACTTAATACAGGAATAGCTGCAGATTCTTCTGCAGTTTTAGTACCCAACTGAGGACCAGTTAACTGTTCTGCAATAGTATTTAACATTTCTGCCTGTTTAGCTGGGTCAGTAGTAGCATTAGCTACACCTACAGCTATTTCTCGTTTAACTTTATCAAACTCTTGATTTCGTGTACTGCTACCTAAAACACCACCAATAGTATCTGTTACCTTATCCATTATACCTCTAGGGTCTAGTATGTCAGATACTTTTTTAAATCCATCAGTATTTGTTACAGTAGCAATACGTTGCTCTTCTGGTGATAAAATTTTAGGTGGTTGAAACGGGTCAGAATCACCATCAGTATCTTGTTGTGCAACAGGTGCTTGTGTTACAGTTGTAGGTGTTTCTGGTTTCTTTTCTTCTTCAGTAGGCAAGCTAGACTTAGGAACAAACCCAGCAGGAATTGGAATAAGTGGATTACCACTTGCGTCTACTGGAACTTGTATCTCAGCTTTGGTTTCACTATTGACATATGTAATATATGTAGGCATAAGGGTATCAAACGTAGGAGCCTTAAACTCTTGTTGTGGTTGCTGCGTACCAGAAAACTGTGGCTGATAGCCACCCTGAACACCTTGACCATATATAGGCTGTTGTGGTTGAAATGGTTGTACAGGAGTTTGTGTATAGTTTTGAAAGGTAGATGGTGTAGTATATTGCATACCTGTTTGGGGTTGAACAAAACCACCTACCTGCATTTCCATTGGTTCATCTTCTAGTTCAAGGTCATCCATACCAAAAGGAATACCATCAGGAATAACAGCTTCTTCACTGTTGCCCATTTGTCCCATATCATCCATACGCTGAAGACCCATCTTTGCTTCATCACGTAGTGCCATCATTTTATCTAAGCCATGAAATCTAACTACATCGGCTGGCATAACAAACTCACCTTCACTTAGTTGTGCAGGAATATCGTCACGAACTTCTTCTTTGAGTGAGCCTACTGGTACATCATTACCAGACTCTTCATCAACACTGCCGCCTTCTTGTAAAAGACCGCCTTCATCGAAAAGTTCCATTTGTTTATCCAGAGCCATTGATTTCATCCCTAAGTTGTTTTAGTTTGCGTAATACAGCTATTGCACCCTGTTGCCTATGCAATGCAATAGTATCTGTTGATTGTTCCATTACTTTACGATGTTGCTCAATTACATCATCTAAGTAATTATTGAATGCCTCCCATTGGTGGTTGTTGCCCACCAACGGCTTGAGGCTGCTGAGTATTTGCTTCTTGTCCATTTGCACTAAATCCTTGTTCACCCGGTGTAGGAGTTTGCCCTACACCTATTGTACCACCACCTGCACCAGTTGGGTCCATTGGGTTAGCACCTGCTGGTGCGCCTTCTGGTCCTGCTGCTGGGGCTTGAAAGCCTTTCATAATCTCTGCTTGCAGAGCAGCTTCATCCATATTGTTGGTTACTTTGTCGGGGTCTAAGTCAAGTGACGATGCAATCTCACGGATTACATACTGAAACTTAGCAAAAGGTGCAAGTGCTGGGCTGCTTGCCACCTGTAGGAACTGCATCAAACGCTGGCTACGTACTTCGTTAGCCATAAGACTTTCAGTTCCACGTGCCTTAACTTCTAGGTCGCCTTTAATTTCTGGGTCAAAGTCAAACTGCATGTTAAAGCGGAAGAAACCTTCACCTAGTGGACGTAGTAGATAATCATCTACATTCTTTACTACAGTTTTAATACCACCCTGTGCAGCACCCATAAGCATTGATATGCCAGATGCAGTACGGCCTACACCAGATACTCCTGTTTGCCCATGAGCAAAGCTAGGCATACCTGTAGACTCATCAGATAGCTGACGTGCTTTGTCAAACAGCATCATATTCTCTGATGATACATTTGGAAACTTAGTTCCAAAGATAGCTTGACCCGGCGCACCACCCTGTCTACGGAATACTTTGCCCGGATATAGTGACAAGTCTTGACCCGGCACCAGATTGGTTTCATCTAGTTCCATAATCAAGTTACCCGATAGGACAGCGTTATCGACAGCCATACGCATAAACCCATTCATAAGAGTTTGTGTGTCGTCCATGTTTTCTGCAATACCTACTCCAAAGAAAGAGTATGGGTTTAGTTCGTATGGCGCAGCATGATATGGAATCTTGCTAGGCTTGAATGG